CCACGAGGTGGGGTTCTTCGACGAGATGGATCGCGCCTTCGACACGTTGCTCAACAGAGCGGAGCACTTTCTGATATTATTCACCCAAATATCTTGTTCGATGGTGATTTGTATCGTTTTGCAAATGGTAATCCTTCTGGCAATATTATTACTGTCCAGTTGAATAGCATTTGCAATTCTATCATGATGCGATATGTGTATTACGCTATGATGCCCAATGTGAAGCAAACATTTTCTGAAAATGTACGCTTGGGGACTTATGGTGATGATAATGCCATGTCAGTGAAGCATCACTGCAAGTGGTACAATCACACCAGTTGCCAAGCGGAATTTGCTAAGCTTGATATCAGTTACACTATGGCTGATAAGGATGCTAAATCTGTCCCTTACATCCCAGTTGAGAAGATTTCTTTCTTGAAAAGATCTTTTGTTCGCCATGAGACCTTGAACACGATTGTTGCCCCAATCGAAGAAGATTCCATCTTTAAGAAATTCCATTACATCAAGAAACCTAATGAGACGCCCCTAACTCCAGAAGAGCAGTTTGGTGCGTATACTGATGGATCTTTCCGTGAAGCCTATTTACACGGTCAGGTCTATTATAATAACTTTCTTGACGCAATTCGAACAATTGTAGACAAGAACCCCCAATTGAAACACCATGTTGCTTTCATTACGTATGAGGAGATGACACTTACGTTGAGTCCTCCTTATCGTTCTGATTATGTTAACGACAACAAGAAGCTATATGCTGACAGTTGTGGTGTACCAGAAAGTGAAAATCGAGAGTAAATCTCTCGTCAGGTATTTTATTCAGTTTGTATCCCTGTGAGCCACGGCGAACAATGAGCTTCATGTATTGATTACGGCATCATCTTTCCTCATAGAGATGGTGACGCTTGCATTTAGTCAGTTTGAGAAAACGAGCACAAGATTAATCCGTCTTGTAGCTTTGTATACAATGGATTCCTACATTTTACACAAAAACATATTATTACATATTTACATTTACATACTCATTTATTACACTATCTACTATTATTTTATTACCATTAACATTTTTGTATAATGCACTTTACTATGCTTGCTTTGTTGACGAAACATTAGCACTAGCATCAGCAATTAAAGCTGGAGCGGAGAAAGTTGCAGGCATAACACGAGAACGATATGTCAATCGTCTAATTTGGTTGCGTGCTTTATCACGTTTCCATATAATGATGACGAGAGACGATAGACAAAAGACTTCATTCATCAGGATTAATAACGTATTACAGAATTTACGTTTAGATTCTGCTGATGGCACTCTTAGAAAACAACCCTATTGTATAGTGTTGTGTGGGTTCCCCGGATGTGGTAAAACGGCTACTGCGATTAAAATTGCAGAAACCTTAATTAAATCACGACACGGGAAGTTTTATTCCACAGATGTGGTTACCCTAAATGAGACTGATGAGTTTCAATCTGAGTATCGCACGAATCATAAAGTTGTTATATTTGATGATGTAGCAGCTGATCGCGAGAAAGCAAGTTCCATAAATCCTTGGAGAAAAATTATAGATTTTGTCAATAACATACGCAAAACAGCCCTGAACCCCAATTTAGAGTTGAAAGGCAATGTTTACATTGAACCAGAATTAATTATTTTAACGACTAATCGCGCAGCAAATAACACTTTCGGTATTAGTTTACATATGAAGTGTACTGATGCGATTACACGACGTTTTTCAGAAGTTTTGTATCTACACAATAATTATGTAGATTGCACACCAATGGAGCGCTATGAGTCGTCCTATCCTAAGAGTGTTGGTTATGTTGCTCGCAACGATGACACCTATGATGAACAAAGGAAATACTTTGCTGGAGATCCGATATCAATAGAGGAAAAGATAGCAAAGATGAAGATCGCATTTAACGAGAAAATGGACGAACAAGAAGAATTTATTCGAAGCATAAACGATCGCTTTGAAAAATCACCTTTATCTGAAAATCCACTATTATCTTTTTATCATGATGTAATTAGACCCTTGTGGTTTACAAAACTTAATCTACCACATGATTTAGAGATACAATTACCATGGTACGAAAGATTAGTACGGAAATTTTGTGTAACCCAGGGTAAACCCATTTTCATGAGTCAAAGTGTTTATTCTAATCAATTACCTTTCGAAGATTCAAACGTACGGGATGTACACCATAATCCCACAGTAGAGACATCTACCAATATCCAAAATAAACCAAAATTGGAGTTTAATGCCAAGAACCTACAATATCCTCTATGCGGATTTGACTGTAATCCTCCAAGAGATGATTGCTTTATGTTAGAGTTTTTGCAAACACTCCCCCCAAAAGTACAATTAGTTTTACGCGAGTGGCGTAATGATTGTGGGGTTGGAGATTTCGTTTTCCTCTGTAAAGGGAAAGATGGAATCCCTCAATTCATGGTGACGGAGATAAAACATAACAGGTTTGAAATTGCCTGTGCACAGTCCAGAAAGTATGGACATGAATTTTGGCGTTTGCTAAATATCCAGTATAAAGGTCCGAAGAAGGTCGCCGCTGTTTCAATAACAGGAGACGACTATCAAGTGATCAATATTGCTGGAATAGGAACGAAAGAGATTAGCAAAATGACCAATTTGATACATAATTGGCACAAAAGATTTCAAAACCGCTGCAAGGCGGAGAAACAAGAAGAAATTTCTACACAACTACACACACTAACAGGCTTGGAGCCTATTAGTGAGGTATTTGAAACGAAAACAAGTGAGTTCGGAGATATAACATATTACTCCAATGGCAATTTTATTATGCCACTTACACTTACTTCTTGCAACTGAATTTGCATTAGGTGCTGCGGTGCACCAAGGGATTTTAATTAATCTAACGAGCTCTGAGCTCTCCTTTAACAAGGACATTCATACCAGTGGTATGTAGTATTGTTTTTAAGCGGAGAGCTTGTAGCTCCCGTGGATTTTAATCTACATAACCAGCCTATTTATGAATGGAGCTCAGTCTTTGAATACAGCAACTAGCCAGTGGAATTCCACTGGCCGGTTGCCGTTTTCGAACTGGCCTTTCC